TGACATTTATAAGATTCTTCCACTTGTGCCTCAGAATGAGGACTTCAAAGAATTAGTACATGAAGTTCGAGAAGTCCGTTCGCATTCCAGCATTTGTCCATCGGCGGCGGCAGAGGTGGATATACCAAAGCTGATTGAGAAAATCATAGAAGAAAAAGCATACAAACCAGATTATGATGCACTGACTACGCAGCTCTTGGAAGAGAAAGTATCGTATGATACCGTGATTGGTGCGCTGAAGCAGATTGCAGAAAGTGATTGGTTCAAAGAGTAAACGAATAGGGAGATAAAATGCCTACATCAAGTATCTTTACAAATATTGTGATTAACGATCCAGAAAAAGTAGAGAAATTTATAGATGCACTTGAGGCATCTAGTCATGATCCCGCATGGCAAGCGGCTTCGCCAATAAAACAACCACTGACAGATATTGAAAAGATTCGTGAGCTAATGGCAAAGCGAGGGTACGGTAAATAAGAATTCCGCCTTGGTCTGGAAAACCAAGGCGGAAATTTCTTTATATGGAGTGTTCCGACTGATGTGATTTTTTCTGCTCTTGCTGTTTGGTTTGTGAGGCATCAAGGATGTGATTTACATTTTCGCAGACCGTTTGTAACTCACGATGGTAGTCTCTGAAATACTGGTAGGTTTCATATTGTGCGCTTTTCTGCTGTACCAGAAGTTCTTTTTCAGAACGCAAATCTTTCATGGTCGGAAGTTTCCCGTCTGGTGAATTTTGCTTTAGAAATTGCAACGCTTCTTCATATTCGGCAATCTCATCCGCATGGTTCTGCCGGAAATCCTTTTTATTGGTGGATTTCAAAAAATCAGCGTAGACCGATTTTGTAGAAAGATACTGTCCCAGATAATGAATCTGTTCGTTCACTTTTTTCAGTTTGGCTTCAGTGAGCTTGGCATCGCTGCGGGCTTTTGCCATTTTGGACTGAATCGTATCTGTGGTGTCTTGCAATTTTTTCTGAGTATCATACCCATGCTCCTGAATGTAGGCAACCGTTTTAGCCATTTGCTGCAAATTGCTGATTTTTACTTTCTGGGCATAAGCTCGGCTTTGCTGTGCCTTAATGCAATTCTGTAAATCAACCACAAGACGCAGGTCGGATTTGATGAACAGAATGGTGATAGGATCGTCCTGTGCCCATTGTGCCTGATTCTGTTCAGCGGCGAGTGCATTTTCTTCAAAGAGCTGCAAAAGGTATTCTCGGCCATAGTGGCTTCCCAGTTTCCGGGCAGATATGTACTTCTGCCGATCCGATGTAAGATAGCTGAATCGCCCCCGATGGTCTTTGACTTGTATTCCGTATTCTGCTTTGAGTAGACGCTGAAATTCTTCAAAAGATTTCGCACGTTCCGCAATGTCGTTGATGGCATTGCGGATTTTTTCTTTGTTGGTTTCAAATTTTGTTTTCATGGGTGCGATTCCTTCTGCCATAATCTCCATGTTGGCCATATCAAGATTTAGCTGTCCTCTGCGCTGGGCATGATATTCCTGCTGTGTGATTTTTTCTGCGGCAGGAGAGAGCAGATCGACCTGATACAATCCCTCGCGTTGGCAGATGTCCATAAGAGAACCTTGTAAATGACGGAGATACTCTTTTGTTAGATGGTGCTTATATCCTGCCTTGCGGTCGATGGCACGTTCAGTATAAGGCTGAGGGGCTATATCTTCTTTTCGTAGACTGTTGATAATGATATGGGTATGGATATTACCGGAGTTGTTGCTGCCGTCTGTATGAGTGCAGACAAGTGCCTGATGCCCCGGAAAATTTGCTTCTGCGTATTCCATGCCAATAGCTTGTGCTTGCTCCCCGGTCAAACCATGATCGGCGACATCCATGGGATCGTGGCTGATAATGTAATGGTGGCATTTGATTTCATCGTATCTTTGATTTTTATGGTATTGCTGGTTGAGCAATTCACACTCAAGATCGAATGCTTCAGGATTGCAGTTCAATCCATCAAAATAAAACTCATCCCGGAGCATGGAATTGCCGTTTTCATCAAGGATGGGAACGAGGTGAAATTCATCATGCTGGTATTTCAAGTAATCAATAACAGCACCATAGTCAGCGTTTTTTACTGCGAAGTGTTTTAGGATTGCCATAGATTCCTCCCAAGTGAACAATTTCTCGACGAAGTTCCCGAACTTCTGTGATGCACTTTTTAATTTCGTCTACGATACTGACGGTGATTTTTCCACCGCTGTGCAAATAGCGGGTAATCTGATTCAGATTGTTTCCGATGCCAGCAGCGATTGTAACTAGCTGATGGATTTCTGACGTGTCCGCAACGATGTAATGAGTGTTTGATGGTGCTTCCTTGAGAAAACACTTTCGGATATATGTGCTGGTGGGTAGTCCTGCACTTTCAGCGTAGCCGGATACGATTTCATATTCCATCTCGCTGCAACGGATATGAATATCGTGGGTTCTCTGAATGGGCTGCTTGTTTTTTGGTCTTGCCATAGTGGTATCCTCCTGATTTTTTGAGAAAAGATTTATCCCGACAAGCCGTAGGCGGTCGGTTGCGACCACTTTAGTGGAAGCCAGATAGCCAAAATCTGTGATTTTGCGCGTGCCGTGGGAATGGGGAACGGAATCCCCATCAAGATTGCCAGAGAACAAAAATCCCGAAAGGGAGTTTTTGGTCTACGCAGGCGAATCTTGCGCTACTTACGGTGAAGCCGTTGCCTTACGCATTTTTCGGGTTCTTCTATCTTTAGAATCGGGCAGAGCGTGTTTCGCAAGGTGTTTTTGAAAAAATCAAAAAATTTTTTGAAAATACCTTGCGAAATGGCCTTTCTCCAATTCTATAAGTGAAAGAGGCTGACACACCACCCCAAAAACAGAAAGGAATGAGTGAATGACCGAAACAACTGCACGAACCTATCACACCATGGAAAGCCTGCGCCAGATGGCACAGACCGATCTCCGTAACGTGAACCGCAAGGAACTGGTAGACATCAACGAAGTGGAAATTAGAAAAGACTTGTCGCAGCGGGAGCGGATGGTCGATTTCATTTCGCAGATCAAGAACCCTTATTGCTATCTCGACAAGGGCATGGTAGTGAAGATCAGCTTTGCAGGAGAGAACCGATTAGAGGACACACTGAAAAAATGCGCACGGACGCATCGGAGATAAAAAAGAAGAAAGCAGAAGAAAATTTATACTTTATCACATTAAAGCGTTGACATAGACCGCGAAATATGAGATAATGGCTTTGGGTCAAAACAGAATATGCTAACTAAAGCCGATAATTTTCTTGGTTTATTGTCAGAACGACAAATAGATTAAGGAGGTTATCGGCTTTTTATGTTTTTTCAGGAAAATGGACAATATCGCTGTGCTGTGTATCTTCGATTGTCACGTTCGGACGGCGATCAGCAAGAAAGCAACAGCATCAAAAATCAAAGAGCCTTACTGAACGATTATCTGGGAAAGCACCCGGAACTGCATAAGGTCGATGAGTATGTAGACGATGGATACAGCGGTACGAATTTTGAACGCCCGGATTTCAAACGGATGATGCAGGACATAGAGAATCGGAAAATCAACTGTATTGTCGTCAAGGACTTATCACGATTCGGCAGAAACTACATTGAAACAGGACGTTATCTGGAAAGAATCTTTCCATTTATGGGAATCCGCTTCATCGCCATCAACGATCATTATGACAGTGCGGAAGAAAACGATGATAAGGGACGTATCCTGATTCCGTTCAACAATCTTATCAACGATACCTATTGCCGTGACATTTCCATGCGTGTCCGAAGCCACTTGGATGTAAAACGGAAAGAAGGACAATTCATCGGCAGCTTTGCAGGATACGGGTATCAGAAAGACCCGAAAGACAAGAACCATCTGATTATAGATGAATACGCGGCGGGCATCGTGCAGGAAATCTTCAAGCTGAAGCTCAACGGGATGAGCGCACAGCACATTGCAAACCATCTGAATGAATTGGGAGTTCTGCCGCCAAATGAGTATAAGCGGGCCAGTGGATTCAATTATACTTGCGGATTTCGAGCGGGACTGAACCAGAAATGGACGGTGGTATCGGTCAATCGGATTCTGAAGAATGAATCCTATACTGGAACCTTGATTCAAGGCAAACGTCGGAAAATCAACTACAAAATCAAAAAGAGCCAGGATGTTGGGACTGAAAACTGGATTCGTGTCGAGGGAACACATGACGCGATTATCAGTAGAGGTGAGTTCCAACAAGTGCAGCAGTTGATGGAATTGGATACACGCACTTCACCCAGTCAGAAAACAGTTTATCCATTATCGGGCTTTCTGCGCTGCGCTGACTGCGGACAGAACATGATCCGGCGCACGGTGACGAAGAAAGAAAAGAAATATCAATACTATCACTGTTCTACCTATAAGAATGGCGGAGATTGCACTCCCCACATGATAAACGGCGAGAAGCTGGAAGAAAGTGTTTTGGCAGCAATCCGGCATCAGATTGCACTTCTTGTTGAAGCAGAGCAGGTGTTATCTCACGCAGACTTGGCAAGCAGTGAACAGATTGGCGTGAAAATTTTGGATGGACAAATCAATGCACTGGAAGCGGAATTGGAACGATACCGTAATTTGAAAGTTCGGCTGTATCAGGATTTCTGCGATGATGTTGTCAGCAAGGAAGAGTACAGTGAGATGAATGCCCGGTTTGCGCAGAAGATAAAAGAGGCGCAAGACAAAATTCAGGCGATTCAGGATAAAAAGCAGGAGGCGGTCAAGCATGACACAATGCTTCCCGGTTGGTTGGAAGAACTGAAACAGTACCAGCACATTAAAACGCTGGAACGGCGGGTGGTGGTAGAACTAATCGACCACATCGACATTCATAGTAAGGAAGAAATTGAAATTCACTTCTGCTTTGAGGACGAACTACACAGCATTACAGAAAAGTTCATGGAATATCAGGCGCATAACGGGAAAGAGGTGGCAGAAGAATGAGGTGGGTAAGTTACACACGTTCAATCTCCAGCAGGATCGGAGAAGAAAATCCTGCCAATACGATTGCAGAACAGAATGCAAATATTGAACAATACTTGAAAAATAAAGGGTACAGAATATCAGAAAAGTACAGTGACCGCAAGAGATCGGCAGAAGCAGCCGATGGTTTTGATCGAATGGTGCAAGACGGCATGACACAAAAATTCGATGCGGTTGCCGTTGATTCCATCTTCCGTTTTGGCAAGACATTGCCATTTGCCATTGAGGTATTACAGAAAACTTTTTATCCGGTTGGTATTCAGTTTGCTGTTGTTGAGGATGATTTTTGCAGTACAGACCGAACAGCGGACGAAGTGGAACAGTATTTTAAGGAAAAGGCCATTGAGAAAATACGATTTGAATTTATAGCGAACAGACAGGACAGCTTTGAAAAAGGAGTGCTGACACATCGGCAGGCAAAGTATGGATATGACATATCAGAAGATCGTAGGAGCTTTGTGCTTGATTCGGAAAGCGCATACATTGTGAAACTGATTTTTCAGATGTATCTGGAAGGAATGACGCTTCAAGAAATCGGAGCGGCATTGGACGCACAAAATGTCCCATCGCCGCAAATTCAGATGACTCGAAATAAAAAGGTGACGAGGAAAACAAAATGGCCTGTCACGACAATTCGCTCTATTCTGGTGAATCCACTCTATATCGGAAAGCTTACTTTGAAACTGTCCGGCGCTGAAAAGAAAATGGACGTTCCTCCAATCGTATCGGAAGAAGATTTTCAAAAGGTACAGGAAAAAATTAATGCTTCGGTAAAACTTCCTGCTCCTAAACGGAGATCAACGCCCAATATCCTTATCAAGAAAATATATGACCGGGCAAGTGGAGAACGCTTGTTGTGCAGAACGACTGAGGACGAAACAAGGCAGATATATTCTTTTGACAGAAAATATAAGTGCTTTAGTGGGAAAGCACCCTATATTGAAAGCACTGAAATTTTTGATGCGATTCGATCTTCATTGAAAACAGCGCAGGAGCAGGCAAGATATATTGGCAGATTACTGGAATCGGACAAAGATGAAGTTAAGCGATGCCAGAATATTGTGCTTCAGCCTTATAGGGAACAGGCAAGAACACTTATAGATGCACTGTCTGAAAAAGATGTTGAGAGAACTGCTGTCTACCGGAAATATGAAAGATGTGAAATGGAACAAGAGCAGTTGGAGGATTATGAATCTCGGTATCAGGCAGAAATAGAAGAACTGGAAGCAGAGTTCAAGAACATTATGATGAAAGTTTCCGTAATAGAGAAGGCGTTCAGTTATGTAAATCCATGGCTGACAAAATTTCAAGACCTTACGACTCCTGAAATACTGGAACGGACGCACATCAAAAAATATGTGGAGCGGGTTTGGATTGAGGATTTTAAGCGAGTAGAGGTTGTTTTGAAGGAAGAAGAATGGACAAGATTCTTCCCGGAGGAATGGCTGAGAACCGGAAAGGAAAATTAAAATGGCTAGAAAGAGCAGAAAAAACATAATGCCGCAGAGTGCTGCACCGGAGATTCGTATTTCCGAAGAAGTCAATCTTCTGCGTACAGCAGCGTATGCACGATTATCCTCGGAGAACAGCGGGCATGAAACAGAAGATACCCTGAATACGCAGATTCTGCAAATCCATAATTATATAAAGGAACATCCAGAGCTGACATTGACGGATACCTATGTGGACAATGGCTTTACTGGAACAAACTTTGACCGCCCGGAGTTTGAGCGTATGATGCAGGATGTGCGGACAGGGAAAATCCAGTGTATTGTGGTTAAGGATTTGTCCCGCTTTGGTCGTGACTACATTGAAACGGGCAACTATCTGGAAACGATTTTTCCGATGCTGCATATCCGGTTTATTGCTATCAATGATGATTTTGACAATATCCGGCAGTCGGATGTGGACAGTCTTGCAGTCCCCATCAAGAACATGGTAAACAGCCTGTACGCAAAGGACATCTCAAAGAAAATTGGCCTAAGCTATCAGATGCGTAGGGAAAAAGGAATCCCTACTTCATGGTGTGTGCCGTATGGCTATCGCATGAATGAACAGAAAAGCCAGTATGAAGTGGCAGATGAAGCAAAGTATGTGAAGCTGATTTATCAGTGGTATCTCATGGGTCTGAGTACGAATGAGATTGCTCGGAGGTTGGAATTTCTGGAAGTGCCTCGTCCGAATGAACATCTGAATCGTAGACTGCACGAGGGACATGATACGACTTTTAATAAATGGCATTCCAGTTCTGTTCTCCGTATTCTGGATAGTCAGGTATATATCGGAAATTTGGTAACGGGAAAAACCCGGACTGCCTCTTATAAAGGAATTGGGCTGCACCCGGTAGATAAGGAAGAATGGCATATTGTGGAAAATGCTCATGAGGCAATTATCTTGAAGTCCGATTTTGAAATCGTGCAGGAAAAAAGAAACCGGAACAAGGAAAAACGCAATAATGCAATGGCTCGTTCAGAGCAGGTGCGGGCAGAGTGTAGGAATCACTTTGCAGGCATGGTGTTTTGCGGCTGTTGTCGGCGCAGCATGACATTTGTGCGTCAGGTGCATAAAACGGAAGAGGAAAGCTATTTCGGAGTATTTCAGTGCAAGAGAAAGAAGGGGACAACACCATGTTCCTATCATACTGTGCCAGAAAAAATGCTTATGATGGTAGCGATGAAGCAGATTCATCATCTGGTTTCTACCATGTGCGAAGAAGAAAAGATGGTAAAAGAAATGCTGAACAACGGTGGTCTGGATTCCACCCGTTCTATCAAGGTGAAGGAAAACTCGATTGCATTTCGGATTCAGGAAACCGAAGAACGGCGGCTGCGCTTATATGAGGACTATAAGGCAGAGATTCTGGATGAAGAAGAGTACAGTCAGTTAAAAGAACATTATATTGCCGAAAAGCAGCGGCTGGAACATGAACTGCAAAAGCAGCGGCAGCGGTCATTGGAACTTGAAAAGAGAATGAGAATTTGCGATGAACAGATGGAACGGATGCGGGCTATTCTGAATCAGAAGGAATTTGATGAAGAACTGGTACATGAACTTATCAAGAAAATCTATGTGGGTATCGACAATTCGGTAGAGATCGAGTTTAAGTGCAGTGACCCGTATCAAGAGGTTCTGGCATTTGTGGCGGAGGTGCAGAATGAATAATAAGATTGCGATTTATCTTCGATTATCTCTGTCAGATGGAGATTTGAAAAAGGGAAGCAAGGACGAGAGCAATAGCATTGAAAACCAGCGGCTTTTGCTCCATTCCTATATTGAAAAGCAGAATGATCTCTCAGGCGAAATTGTGGAGTATGTAGATGATGGTTATACTGGAACGAATTTCAATCGTCCGGCGTTTCAGAAAATGATTATTGACCTGAAGCAAGGGGAGATAAAGACCATAGTAGTCAAAGATTTGTCCCGGTTAGGGCGTGATTATATTGGCGTGGGCGATTACATTGAGCAGATTTTTCCATTGATGGGTGTCCGCTTTATAGCGGTGAACAGCATGAAGCTGAACAACGGCACTCCGGGCATCGAAGTTGCAGTCAGCAATCTGGTGAATAATATGTATAGCCGGGATATTGCGAAAAAGGTTCGGGCTGCTCTGGAAACGAACTGGAAGAACGGAAAAGCCACCTGCACGAATGTTCCTTTCGGATATGTGTGGAACAAGAAAGATGGACAGCGGTGGGAGATTGACCCGGAGGCCGCAGCCAGCGTGAAAAAAGTATTTGAGCTGGCATTGTCTGGCCGCAATACAACGCAGATCGCCTACGGCATGAACGAATTAAATCTTCCTACGCCGGGGTTGTATGCAAAACGGAAAAATCTGAGGATGGGCAGTAATCCTATTATTGCCCCGGAC